GCGTGGGCGACCGAGTATGAGTGCGCGTTCGGCGAGACAGACGCCCAGATCTATCCGTTTGATCTGGTGCAGAAGTGCGCCACCGGCCAATGGCGTGAGTGCGGCAACGTTGGCCGCGACTATGTGATGGCAGTGGACCCGAACGCCGGGGGCAACGACTACTTCTGCGCTCTGGTGCTCGACGTGACAGAGGATCTCATCGAGGTCGTCGGCTACTACCGCGAGAACGGCCGTTCAACGGAGTACAGCCTGAAGAAGCTTGGGGAGCTGCTGGAAAATTTCATGCCCCGGAAGGTGCTGGTTGAGAAGCAGGCGATGGGAGCAGTGATCGCCGAGGCACTGGCACTGAATTACCCGAAGAGCTTCATCGACACGTTCAACACCACGAGGCCGAGCAAGATCACGGCGACAGATCGGATTCTTTATCTGCTTGAGAACGAGCGACTGATCTATCCACCGGGCTTCATAGCGGATGAGCTGCTGTCATTCCGCCAATTAGAGGGCGGAGGCCGTGAGGCGAGTACGGGAGCTCATGACGACGCTGTAATGGCCCTGGCGATCGGCTGCAGCTTGGTGGCTGATCAACCAAAGGTCGCCAGTTTCTTCTCCAACATCTGAATCATGAACGACTTCATCAAAGGCATCGAGGCCATGGCATCGGAGCGCAAGAAAATTTGTATGAGCTGCCCGCATTTGCGTCCAAGGCTGAAGCAGTGCGCCAAGTGCGGCTGTTGGTTACCTGGGAAGACGAGAATCCCGACTGCGAAGTGCCCAGTTGGTCGTTGGCCGAAGAGATGAATGACGTTTATTGGATTGTTGTGAGCGGACTGCTGATCGGGATCGGCCTCACGCTGATCTTCGCCTCACGTTGAGCGAAAAAATTTAATCTGAATTGCTTCTTTTGACAGTCCGATTGCTTCTTTCGATAGCGCTATTGCTTCTTTCGTAGGCCCGATTGCTTCTTTTGATAGCGGCATTGCTTCTTTCGATAGCACTATTGCTTCTTTTGATAGCAAAAAGCTATCTTTAAAAAAGAAGTGTTTGCGGCGATAAACTTTAATCAGAGCAGGTCGATTTTCATGAGCTCCACTACCGAGGACTTCCGGAACGATGCCGAGTTTCGTACCGATGGAGCTCTGATCAACAGCCTTACTGGCCTCGGAACCACAAAAGACAAGACGCTGTACACGAGAGTTAGCGGTGCTGCCCAAACTCTCAGCCAATCAGAGGCAGAGATCCTCTACACCTACGGGTTGCCCCGCAGGATCATCGATTCTGTCGCGAATGAATGCACAAAGCACCTCACAACCGTCAAACTCGGTGACGAGGTCGAAGTAAACGAGATTGACTGGCTACCTCAATTCGATGAATTTTTAAAAGTCACCGAGTTCCACCAGCGTTTGTCGGAGGTAGTGAAGCTCCAGCGGTTGTACGGAGGAGCCGGCCTAGTTCTCCTAATTGACGACGGCCGTCTACCTGAGGAGCCGGTCGACGAGAACAACATCCGCGCGGTAAACGACTACATCCCCCTGTCTCGTTACGAGCTGATTCCCGAGGACTTCACCATCACGGACTACAGCCGTCCGGAGTTCTATCGGATCACCACCAGCCAGCGGCTGACTGAAGATCAGCAGGATTCCTACGTCAATGTCCGCATTCACCACACCCGCGTGGCGCGGTTTGACGGCTTATATCTGCCCTGGAATCTCCGAGCCCGTAATAACGGCTGGGGCCAAGGGGTTTTGTCATCCATTTGGGATGCGATGAAGAAGTACTGGACTGCACTGGATGGCTTGGTCGAGATCGCTCAGGACTCCTCAGTCTTCACGCACAAGATCCCCGGATTGTTCCAGCGAGTGGCAGCAGGGAATGAAGCTGACTTGCGTAAGCGACTTGAGGCGAATGCCCTATCTCGCTCGGTCTACGGCGGGATGGTTATTGATACTGAGGAAGAGGTTGATTTCCTGAACCGGAGTTTGAGTGGTCTTCAGGGCAGTCTCGACCCATTCATCAAGGAGATCCAAGCCTCACTGGGTTGGCCCGCCTCAATTTTGATGGGTGACAGCCCTGGCGGGTTGGGTAAGGAAGGTCGTTTTGAGGAGCGTGCCTGGGCCTCGATCATCGAGAGCTGGCAGTCGAACTACATGCGAACTGCGGTGACGCAGGTCCTCAAGTACTGCCTACTGAACAAAAGCGGGCCGACTGGCGGGGTCGAGCCCAAGAACTGGAGTGTTGTTTTCCCCAGCGTCTTCACCGAGACCGATACAGAGAAGGCTGACCTCCGCTTGAAGATGGCGCAGGTGGATGCGCAGTACATCCAGCTGGGTGTTGTCAGCCCTGTGGAAGTCCGCGAGAGCCGTTGGGGCGAAACGGAGTACAGCATCGAGACCACGTTGAACGAAGCAATCAGCAACCAACTGGCCATTTCTGCTGATGCTCAGTTCCAAGCGCAGATGAGTGGTTACGAGGCGCAGCAACAGGCGTACCAAAGCAACGGAGCGGAGGATGCCCCCGAGGGCGAAGGCAGCCAAGCCGAGCCACAAGGAGCTACAACAGCTGGAGGGAACGCCGGCACTCAACAAAACCAGGCGACAACCCAACCCCAAAACACCAATAAAACGGACGGGTTTGAGTCTTATGACGCCCAGAACCTCCGGATCAAAATCACAAATTCCACATCAGACGGGATCCGCGTCGGCTACCCGGTGGCAGCAGACGGCCAACGAATTGATGAGTCAGGAACAAGCGCGGTACTTGTGCTTGGTCCCCACCGGGCGAAGGCATACAAGGTCTATCGAGCGCGGTACGACACAGATGACGGCTTAGTTGACGGTCCATACGTCACAGCCTTCGCTTCGCAGCGTGCAGCACGTCAAGCGATGAAGCGTTTGTACCCCAGTCAGAATGTGGCTGGACTCTCGCCCATTTCAGGAGCGGAGCTTGAAACTCTTCAAATCGGGTGGGGTGCTTACTGATGGAGGACAAGACACGGGACACCATCCGGGCCGCCGCTTACGAGACCGTTCGCAACGATCTACGCGGCAGTCAGGTCAGCAAGACGACGAAGAAGGTCACCTGCACCCCTCCAAATAAGAAGTGCGGCGGCAGGTGCATCCCACCGTCATGGTCATGCCGTTTGAAGGGAGAGGGGACCAATAGCGAGCTGAAAGTCCACGCGCAGGACATCAGTAAGGGCGGAAAGATGGTGGTGTCCGGTACGCAGGACATCATCAAGGGCTTCGCAACCTTGAATCCCCAAAGATTTGAATCTGGTCGTTCCCGCGTCATTCGTGGTGCGGTGAAACTCGCACCCGGCGACAACCTCGAAGAGAAGAAACAGCTCCGCAGGAAGTTGGAACAGAACTCAAACGTGATTGCCGGAGTGACCTTCGGTTCATTGGGTATTGCGGGAGCTTATGCAGCAGTCCGAGGCAAACTGCCCGCGAAATTGCGTGAGGATATTGAGCGTCCAGCCAAGAACGCTTTCAACGCTGTACTGGACAGAGCCCCGTGGATCGGACCATCCCGAGCTCGTCAACGTCAAGCGGGTGAAGCAGCTGCGACCACCTTCGGTGGGATGGTCACCAAGGGAATCAAGCAGAATGAAGCTGCGAGTGCAGCAGCGGGCAACCTCGGCAAGATCGGCCCCCTGGCATTCCGCTCTACTTCAGCGGATGTGGTGGGTAGCGGATTGACGCAGGCACTGGACAAAGTCAACCGAGAGCGAAAGGGAGCAGGATTTGAGACCTGGAAACAGGAAGCAACCTCAACGTTGTTCGGAGCGAAGACGAAAGCGGGGCATAGCGTGTATTCCGAGCGTGCGGCAAACGAGTATCTAGTCAGCAAGTTTGGTTTGGATAGCGCAGGAGTAGAGCGCAATCGTTTTGTCGGTCGAGCGGTGCAAGAGGGTGCAACGCAAGCCCAGCGGAACACTGCAGTGGAGCGTGGAATCGCATCCAAATTGGGCCAGATGGGTCAGGACATGGATCGCGACCGGAAAGTCCGTGGTATTGCCAGTGTTGACACCTACAAAAAGGAGGTGGCGCTGCCTGCTGTAGAGCGGAAGTTGAGAGCTGCAGGGTTGAGCGCTACTCAACGCAAGGCGGGGATGGCGGAAGCGAGCGACATGATCGACTCAGCATTCGGGACAAACGCATCCCGCAAAGCATCTGCGAAGCGAATTCGCCAAGGCACGGTTGATGGTTACGACACCTACTTCGACCGTGTTGCGACATCGTTCCAGCGCAACGCGGACACCCCGATTAACGGACGTGCAGCCTCCACCGCGTTAGGAGACGGTGCAGCATCCCTGGCCCGTTTCGAGATCGGTCGAAAGACAGGATCAAGCCCTCAAATTCTCAGCCGTAGTCACGCTGATCTGCTGCTGAGGGAGCACTACCACACGCGAGTAGCCAAATCCGGTCAATACGTGGTGGGAGAGAACACTGCCCGCCGTGTGGCGCAGCAAATCACCCGCACCACTTCACTTCCCACTACTGAGAACGCTTTCCAAATCCTGAATCAGAATGGTTTTCCTAATGCTGTGCGCGGTACTGCTGGCAGCACGAAAACGGGTACGTCGAACGTTCCGGCGAGTGCTCCCCGCACTGGTGTCCGAGCTCAGACGAACCTTTCCGCGCTTGCTCGTTCAATCCAACGCCGAAAAGGTAATGAGGGAATGAGTTATGAGGCTGCATTGCGTGCTGCCCGTGCAGAGCAGAAGCGTAAAGACAGTCGAGCGGATGATGAGCACACTGACCCGAGCATCACAAAGCGCAATCCACCCAACCCCCTGATTACCAACAGCCCTGAGGAACGCCCAATGGAGGAAGTACTCGGTGAAGTCATTCCCAAGAACGAGAAGGAGTTCGTCGAGAGTCTCCAAAATCCTGCGCCAACTCAATCGCTGGCTGAATCACCTGATCCAGCGGAGGCGGAGCATCCAGAGGTAGAGGAGGCCAAGAAGGAGGCCGCAACACCGATCGAGATCGATTTTAAGTTGCGCATTCCTGCCAGCGCCATCAAGCGCGACGCAATGCCACCCCGTATTGCTGCCTATTTGGAGCAATGGCGTCAGATGAATGAATCTGATTGAGGAGTACAACGAGATCCTCAAGCGAGAAGAGGACAGCACAATCCAGCTCCTGAATAAGGTGCTGGACCGAAGCTTCACGCGCCTTATCCGTCGCACGAGAACGTGGATGCGGATTGGAAGACGTGGTGAGGAGTCCCGCCGCAATGTAAGTCTTCTGCAGGAATTCAGGACGTTGATACCTGCGGTGAACCCGAACCGTACTGATGCATATGACCGCTTATTCCAGAACATGTTGCGTGACGCCTCAGGTCGAGGTGTGGACATCAGCGATGCCCTTATGGGCCAGATGGCCCCAGGCAAACCGCGAATTGATGTCAGCATCCCGCTCGAAGCGGTCACTGCAGCGGCGCGTCAGGCAAAGGGATACCTACGAAGACATGGAGAGCGTTTTGCGGAAACTTCAGCTGAGATCGTCGGGCAAGGGATAGCGGAAGGCAGGCCTATGGATGACATGGTCCGCGATATGAGAAAGCGGCTGGGTGTGGTGAAGTCCCGTGGCGAGGTGATCATCCGGACCGAAAGCCTTCGTGCCTACAACAGTGCGAGCAACACCTACTACGCCCAACAGGGTGTCGACCTTGTGGTTTGGTACGCGACCACTGACGACCGGACCTGTCCGATTTGCGCCCCGAGAGCGGGAGAGATCTACAAAAGAAGTGAAGTCAGTGTTCCAGTTCATCCTCGATGCCGTTGCTATCTCGCTCCATACGATTCTGACCTTGCGGCTGTGGACCCTGATTACGCTGCCTTTCCAGAGCGTCACCGCAAGGAAGTAGCAAAAGAGACAGGGATCACGTTGAGTGATGACCTAGTCAAGTCAGTCTTCGAATCTCAGGCTCCAGTACCGGTCTCTATAAACTGAGAGCATGCACGGTATTTAACAATGGCCCTCCCACCTGAGTTCTTGAAGAAAGCAAAGGAAAAGAAGGAGGAGAAAGAAGTACGGGAGGGTGAATCCGACAAAAAGGACATGAAGATGTCCAAAAAGAAAGGCAAGAAGGACACCGAAATTATCCCAGGTGGCGAAGGATCTGAGGGCGTCACCAAAGCAAATGACCCTCGCAAGAAAGGAGCTCCGGCTTTAGACGACGAGAATACGGACGCCTGCATGAAGAAGGACAAGAAAGGCGGAAAAGATTGCGGCTGCACTCACAAAAACGACAGCCTGACCCCACAGGAGTACATCCAAGCTTGCGACCTCGGCATTCAGGACCGCAGCAGGGCTTACATCCGAGCCCGTTTAGATGCAGGTAAAGGCACCGGTAAGAAGTGCGGCGCTTCCCACATCCCCGCAAAAGCCACATGCACCAAAGGTGCTGGCGGTAAGTCGGGGTCCAAGAAGGAGCTTCGCCTCAAGAACATCCAGGGCAACAACAAGAAGTTGGCAGAGTTTTGGAAAACTCCTGGTTCCACCAAGGGTGTGGGCAACAAGGTGAAGCGTGGAGCTGAATTCGCTGCCAACGCCGGGGCTTTGGCTAACTTCGCGCGAGCTGGTGTGCAAGCCGGCTATGGCAACTACGGCAAAGCTGCTCAGAGTCTTTTGACTGCAGGCTCGTTGACCAACATGGCTGCAGGTTCCCGCGCACAACGTCAAGGCAACATTGCGTTGGCTAAGGACTTCAACCGTCGCGCCAGTACTTTCGGCACAGTCAACAGTGGCATCAGTGTTGCTCGTGGCCTGATCAGTGGTCAGACCCAGTACAACATGAAGCAGAAATTCAGCCGAGCACGCGAAATGGGCGAACGAATGGGCCGCCGCTGGACCTCCACCACCGTCAGCTCGAAGCCCGGCTGGACCGAGAAGTTGAACAAGAAGCGTGATGGCGGTAGCTGGGCGAAGGGTTTCAGCTCAATGGATGCCGAGACCGCTCTCACCGCAAACGCCATGAACCTTGCAACTGACAAGTACAAGGGCGAGAAGCGCAAGCGGAATGCGCAGGGTCAGCCCCAAAACATGATCTACGCCAACACGTTCAACACCTGATCCCATGGCATCGGCAAAGGGGAAGCGCTGCGGCGCTTCCTACATCCCCAAAAACGAAACCTGCACGAAACGCGGCGGCGGTCGTAAGGCTGTAGCCGGTCTAACAGCAGGTGCAGTGGGTGTGGGCGTCGTTGGAGCGATGTCCTCCAAACGAGTGCGTTCCCAGATGGGCTTCGCCATGCAAAAAACCGTGACCAACGCGGTGCATGCAGCGACGGCGAAGAAGCCGAGCATGAAGATCAATGGGCGGAGCTTTAGCCGCAACCTCCGCCGTCAAAACCATCTCAACAACGCCCGACTGATGGTTCACAAAATGCGTCGCAAGCACGAGCCCGGTTACCGCAACAGCAAGAAGCCGTTTTGGGCCGATGGCTTCGAGGGCGAACTGAAGGCTGGCATGTTCCGAGGCGACGCTTGCTGGAAGGGCTATGTCCAGAAGGGAGTGAAGCGAAAGGGCAACCGGATGGTTCCCAACTGCGTGCCGATCAAAGCCAAGAAGAAGAGTGATTCAGTCTGGGCGGACGGATTCACGCCAAAAAAGACGAAGGCCCCAGCCTGAGTGTTGGTCGGGGCGAAAAACTACCCGCTAAGGAAGGCGGAGGTCTGACGAAGAAAGGCCGAGAACGCTACAACCGCGCAACAGGCTCCAATTTGCAGGCCCCAGTTACTGGGAAGGTGAAACCGGGCTCAAAAGCAGCCGCCCGCCGCAAAAACTTCTGCGCACGTTCGAGAAGTTGGACAGGAGAACGCGGAAAAGCCGCACGCCGCAGGTGGAAGTGTTAGACCCCATCCAACATTTTTGCTAACGCAATCCGATAAAGGTCTGACAAAGCCATCAACTTTGTCAAAGTCATCTCAACCTCGCCCTTTTCCATGCGGGAATAAGCGGCCTGCGAGATCGATAAATAGTCTGCAACGCACTTTTGTGTATAGCCATGCGAATCGCGCAGGTACTTAATCCGCCTGCACATGGCCAAAGTTCGATGGATCGCCACTATTCAATAAACGCTCACCGTATTAAGACTAAATCCCTCAAATTGGCAGCGTTATTCTGTCGACATGGCACCATCTTCCGCCTACCGCTACGACTTCGCTCCAATTACGAAGTCCGAAACGACAGATGAGGGATTCCTTCGTGTGTGGTGTAGGGCTGCGCGTACAGGAACGCAGTTGTATCGCCGTGCAGATGGCTCCCAAGAACGGGAATACCGGCCTCCAGAAGAGGTGCAGAATCCCGAATCACTCTCCACGTTTGGCATGAAGCCAGCTACGTGGGGACACCCACCCGTCCTCTTGGATTCCAAGAACACAAAGACGCACCAGATCGGATATTCCGGTTCTCAGGTGCGTTACAACGACGGGTTTGTTGAGGTTGCTCTGACCGTCACTGATCAGGACGCCATCGACAAGATCAAGCGTGGTGATGCTCGCGAAGTCTCAGCCGGCTACAAAGTCGACTTTGACCCCACCCCCGGCGTAACACCCGA